AATTATGAAAAGAAACTGGAAAACATGGCTGAAAGCAGCCGCAGTGAGGGCAATCAAGACGATAGCGCAGTCTGCAGTCGCCATGATAGGAACGGCGGCAGTAATCTCGGAGGTAGACTGGAAGATGGTAGTATCAGCAGCAATGCTGGCAGGAGTGCTTTCCATATTGACATCAGTCGCCGGGTTGCCGGAAGTAACCATAGAAACAATAGAGGAGGAGTAGGAAATGCCAAAAGTATATTTATCACCATCTAATCACGGAGTAAATCAAAATAAATGCCTGAAAGCAGGCTGCTACGAAGATAAACACACAAGGCCTATAGCGGAAAGCTGCGCTAAATATCTCAAAGCTTCTGGGATAGAGGTGAAAATAGCAGCAGCTGATACAGGTGTAATGAACGGCGCAAGAAGCAGAGAAGCAAATAACTTCGGAGCTGATTTATATGTTCCAATACATACGAATGCAGCAGGCGCCTCAGCAAGATATCTCATGCTGATGTTCTGGGAAGACAACGCGGTATATCGCAAAATTTTCAATGCAGTGGCGCCATGCTTAGAGGAAATATATCCAGGCAAGCTGAAGACCCATTTTTCCGTCCGGCCTGAGCTCATCGAAGTAAAGAGCCCAAAAGCCAAGACGATGTACTGTGAACTCGGTTTCCACACCAATCAGAAAGACTGCGACGAATTTATTCACAATTCTGATATGGTTGGGAAAGCTCTGGCCAAAGGTATATGTGACTATTTTGGGATCGCGAATAAAGAAACAGCTGAGACTACAAATACACCGTCAAAACCAGCTGAAAAGCTAAAAAGAACGATTGTATCAGTATATGACGCGAATAAAGGTTTAACTGTTTCAGAAGCCGTAAAGGCAGGACAAGCAATCTCCAATATCATACTGGGAACGAATATCCCGGAGGACGGAGAATATGGTTCAAAGACCAAGGCGAACGGAGTCAAGATTTTGCAGTGGGCGATGAATAAGGATTACAATGCTGGACTTGTAATAGACGGAGAAGCTGGAAGCAAAACCAAGGCAGCCTTGGGACAGCATACTGTTCGTTACGGAGAAACTCAGTATATGGTGACAGCGCTCGAAGTGCTGCTCCTCATGAACGGGTACAATCCGCATGGAGTTGAGATGCCAGGTGAGTTAGGAAAGGCTTGCGAAAAAGCTGTAAGGAATTATCAGGCGGGAAATAGTCTTGCGGTTGACGGAATAGCAGGAAGAAATACATTTCTGAAACTTATATCATAGGGGAGGTGATTATATGATAGATCCAGCGGTCATTAGTCTGATTATCGCAGCGATGGGCGTCATGGTTTCAATTTATGTGGCAAATAAAAAAGTCAAAACCGAGGACATTGAAAGAGCCGTCGAAGAAACAAGACACAGCACGGAAGTCAATGTGAAGCTAGATATGATCGTAAAATCTACTGATTCTACGGCGAAAAAGCTTGACCGACTGCAAGAGGATATGGCTGATATGAAAAAACAAAATTCAGCAAACATCGAAAAGTTGAAAGACATAGAAAAGAGAGTGGACAAGCTTGAGGTTAACCTTGGCAAACTACACACTGAACACCGGGAACACATGCAGGCTATACGGGAAGCGAAAGAGAATATTTAGTTAATGGCGGGGCAAATAGCCCCGTCATTTTTAAAAACAAAATAGTATGAAGTTGACAATACGAGACAAATTGAGTATAATGCAACTATATAATAGTTGCATTGGCGGGAATGTTGTATAATGAGCAGACTGGATAAAGCTAAAGAAAGAATAAGGTCGAAACCTAAAGATTATACTTATAACGAAGCAAAAAGTTTACTAATGCAGTTGGGATTTAGGGAATATACTAAAAGGAAAACATCTGGCTCAAGAATAAAATTTTATAGAGAGCTAGACAATAAAATGATCTTATTGCACAAGCCACACCCTGGAAATATTATGTCAAGTGGTGCAGTTGAAGCTTTGGCTGATTTTCTGTTTGATTTAGGAGAGATATAGGAGATGAAAGGGAATAATATACTTGAGTACAAAGGATATCATACAAAAATAGAATTCAATGCTAATGACTGTGTTTTAAGGGGTAAAATAGAGGGAATAAATGACTTGGTGGATTTTGAGTGTGAAGATATTAAAGGTATAGAAAAAGAATTCCGTGCTGCTGTAGATGATTATTTAGAATTTTGTAAAGAAGTAGGAAAAAATCCTGAAAAGGAGTATAAAGGGACTTTTAATGTGCGTATAGATCCAGAATTACACAAGAAATTGGCTAATGAAGCAAGTAAAAGCGGAGATTCACTAAACTCATGTGTTGAAAAGGCGATAGAAATGTTTGTTTCAAATGGAAATGAAATGGGAGAATATTTAAGGAATAATCTTCCTGTGTTAATTGAGGGCATGAAAAATGAATCAACGTATAAATACGATAGAAAGCTAATAGATATGAATAACAATATTTTTTCATTTTTTAAAAATGACGAAGTTAAGATTGATAAGGAGATAATTAACTCATGATTAAGAATTTAGCGGACTATTTTGAAGAACAACAGGAGTTTTACCTAGACAAAATTTCATATAATAGAATTGAAATTGGCGTCCAGGCTCCAAAACACATGTTAAATTGTATTGATAGAATAGAAGCCAATGTTAATGAAGATATAGTAAAATTAACTGTTAGTCGAACCATAAAATTTGACCCAGAAGAGATATTTAAATTGACTGTAATATATGGAGCTATACTTAAATTTAAAAAAGAGAAAAAAGAAGACTATAAATGGAGAGAAATTGATTTAGCAAAAGAATTTAAAGAAAATGGAGGTTTCGTGCTAGAAAATCTAATAAGTAGAACCTCATTGTTGATTGCGGAGATAACCTCGTCTTTTGGCCAGCCGCCTGTAATATTACCTCCTGTAGTAGTTACTCCTAAAGAAAACTAAAAAATAATATTTGCAATTACATGAGCAATATAACAAAACAGGGTTCTGGAACCCTGTTTTTATTATATATAATTACATTTCCAACATATATGTACGCATTCTTCCGTACCGATATCGTTTAGAATTCCGGCCACCTGGCGGAAAGGCATCGACACTCGCTGGGACAGATAGCGCAGCGAAGCGCCGAGTTCACCATGGGGACCTCCGTATGCCATTTGCGTATGATTATAGATAAAAAAATATTTTGATGGAGTCATCAGGTTTTGAATATATGACTTTTTCGACTATTTCACCAAAGGCGGCGCGCTTAACCTCATCAGGCGCCTCGGATTTTATCAACGACGAAATCTGTTTAAACTGCTTAATAACATCATCTTTTGGCCTGTATTCAACCGTCTGGGCGGCAATCTCCGCTTTTACGGAATTTAATTCCTTTTCGATACGGCTTTTATTGGCGCCATATTCTTCGATCGTATCAAGACCCTCAATGTACGCGCGTCTTGCTCTGCCTAGCATATCCTCAAGTTTTTTGATATACGCTTCGTACTGTGCTGCCTTGCTATTCGTTGGTTTTGTATTGGATTTGATAAAATCATCAGTTATGGTTACTCTTTCAAGTGCCTCTATTACCGCAGCCTCAATCTTGCGAGCACTCACATAATGAGACACATCACATAGGGTTTTTGCATATTTATAGCACTGAAAGCCACCATGCGCAGCGCTATATACCAAACTTCCACCGCAATTTGAACACATTAAAAATCCTGATAGCCAGTGCTTTTTTCCAACATTTACTTTAGCATATTTTTTATTAGCCTTTTTTCGACGATCGAGTTCAGCGGTTATTTGATTATAATAATCTATGCTATAGATTGCAGGACATGCATTTTCCACAATTATAGTATTATCAGAATATGGATTGCGTTCAGAATGTTCACCCTGGTTAGGCGTCCAATGGACAACCCCGGCATTCGTTCTATTTCGCAGAATGTATTCAACAGTTCGCGGCTCAAATTTTCCTCCTCGGTGGGTCCTGACTCCGCGTCTGTTTAAATAATCGGAAATAGAGCGAAGATTTTCTTTGTTCAATACCTTTTCAGCCATAATCTTTACCCATTCCGCCTCTTCCGGGACTATCTCCAGTTTTTCTCCTGGGTTTTTCATATATCCAAACGGCGCAATAGTCTGAACTATACCTTTTTCGGCAACGAGAGACATTTTAGAACGAACCTCATCGGCTAGGCGGATGGAATAAAATTCGTCCATCCATTCGATGATGCGTTCTATGAGAGAGCCGAAAACATTACCATTAGTTTCTTCGGTAATAGATATGACATCTACTTTACATTCCTTGCGCAAAAGAGATTTATATAATATACTTTCTTCCTGATTACGTGCAAATCGCGAAAATTTCCACACTAAAATAACATCAAAGGGCCGATCTTTGCTCTTGGCAGTAGCAATCATATTTTGAAATTGCTGACGCTTAGAAGCCTTTCTCCCGCTTACGCCTGCGTCAATAAAAATATGCTCAGGCGCGATGAGCAGCTCGTGCCTTGCGGCATAGTCCCGAAGCTCTTTGAGCTGAGCATCGGGACTGTATTCAGTTTGATCTTCGGTAGATACACGAATATAACATGCCGCGTTTTTCATAATAACTCCTTATAATCCTACAGAATTAGCCCCATATTCGGCCTGAGATTGCGTAAATCCATCATATTTTAACTGCTCGATTAAACCAGCTCTAGAAAATGACATAATATCTAAATAGTCCTTAGCCTTTTTCGCAGCCTGCTGATTCCAATCTGCACCACAATTATTTGCGCCATAATTCGCTTGGGAACTCGTAAACCCCTCATATTCTAGCTGATTAACTAATCCAGATTTAGAAAAAGGCATTACATTAAGATAATTTTTAGCACTTTTTAATGCTTGCTGATTCCAATCTGCGCCACAATTATTTACAGCGTAAGTTGATTCTTCAGTAGAAAAGCCCTCATATTCTAACTGGTTAACTAATCCGGATTTGGAAAAAGGCATCACGGAAAGATAATTTTTTGCCGTTTGGAGGGCGTTCCTTTTCCCGGCACTTACAGTACCCCCATCATCAGATGGCTTACTCACGGAACTCGACGAATTATCAGTATTTGAAGCCTGACTACCCGAAGAGGTTGAAGACTGGCCGCTGGAAGCGGTTGAAGACTGATTGCCAGAAGCTGAGGAACTATTGCCATGACTCGAAGATTTTCCACTTGAGGACGAATTAGAATTAGTTTGAGATGATGACGCTTTTCCTGAAGATACATCACCGATTTCAGATTCTTGCCCCTCTTCGCTCGTATCGGATTCCCTAATTACAAAGGTACAACTATTACTTTCAATTCCATCACACTCGAAAAGAATTGTTGCGCGCCCCTCTTCGATGAATTTTATAATCATGCCACCATCTTGAAAATGAAACTCAGCAATTTCATCACCCTCGGAAATAATTCCTTTTATATTAGAAATATCGTAATCCTTAGGCATTGTAATAAAATCGACTTGCAATTCCGTGCCAACTTCATATTCTAAATCTGAAAGTGAATGGGAATCAGGATATTCAGCATATAAACTAGAAAGTTCATCACCTGGATCACTGTTGCCAGACGAACAACCGCCCACAATAAAAATACAACATACTAAACAAATTAACAAATACAATCTTTTCATCTTTTCCCTCCAATTTTACTTTGATATATATTACAACCCTGGGGGGGGGTAGTAATCAAACGTTAAACTTTGGCGTCACTCCTTTTTCTTTTCAAGTTTTTTCTGCTCCAGCCTCTCAAGTTGGCCTATGCTTTTGTCGGGCGTAGGAAGATCCTCCGGCATAGTACCGCCAAGCTCCTGAATGGTCTCCCTGACTTTTTTCCCTACGTTATAGTGGGTTTGATTAGCCTCTTCTTTCCCTTTTATATTATCGCGGCGCAGTTTTTCATCTGTTTGAGTTGCACGGAAAAGATTCGCAGCAAGCTCGGTACTTCCCATGTAATCAAGAATTTTCTGGCTCTTTTTCAACCCTTTTCTGGCGTGAATATCTTTTGCACTTAACCCGCCATATAAACCTTGATAGCCTTTATTTTGAAAAACAGCATAGTCTTTCTGGGTTTCAACGCCGGCATTTTTAGCAGCCTCGGCAAGCGAAGCATTATGGCCTTTCAATTCCTGTCTTATCGCGAGACGCCGTTGATCTTCTGTCAGCTGTTCAAAATTGTCCTGAAGCTCCTGCCTGCGGGTTTGAACTGCGAAATAAGACTGAGCTGCAGCTATAACTTTTTTTCGTGGGTCTCCGTTTTGGGCGATTAAATAGCAGGCATAACGCGATAACATTATATCTTTTATAGGTATGTCAGCAACACCAGAAGAGACCATTTTGTTGACGTCAACAAAATGGGAAATTTCAATGCCTCCAGCCGTTTCACATGCCAATTTAGCTTTTTCTATTACTTTTTCAAAATTACGCCATTCTGTATAACCAAGCACTGCTTGAAGTTCCCTTGCGTACCAAAACTCCACGCCATCCTCATCGACGTGTTTAATATCTTCAAACAATAATTCATTTTTTACTTGTAAATCGGTCATAATTGCCTCCTGCCTATATTTCCTATCCCACATTATCCAGAAATATCATCTTGCCAACAACAGCATAATATTCCAAAACCTCTCTTAGAAATTCTTCGTCCACATCTAAATATTCAGCCATATCCCATATTTCAACATGACCGTCTGCGATGGCAAACCTGATATTTTCTACAGGAACCATTTTTTCATATGCCCAGCGCCGGGCTTTTAACTCCTGCTTCTGATTATCTAATGACGTTTGATCTAAAATATCACCGACAGAGGTATGATAATGGCCAAGTTCCTCAGCTAAAACGCATGATTTTTGTGCAGTAGTTTCTATACTTTTTCGTATCGCGATACGATTACCCACAATCAGGCCGTCGTTGCCCTGCAGGGGCTTTTCTTTTACGATCAATCCCTCGGATAGCGCCTCGTCAATTAAAATATCGTATTTCATAGCAACCTCCGCCGCTAAGTTAAAAGTCATCATCATTCATTATATCTTCGTCAAATCTGTCCATTTCCTCAGTAGTCTTAATATCGGTTCTCTTATGGGCCGCCCGGAGAATATCAGTATTTTTAGAAACTTTTATTTCACTGATTTTATTATTTTCAACACCCAAACAACGCTTTACCATATTTTTGGTTATATCGTCTGCCATTCGATAAGCAGTAATAATTTGGTTCTCGTCGCAAGAAAGAGAATTTTGAGGGAGTGGAGCAGAGGCTGATTCTGTAGTGCCTAATCGAACCATTTCGCTGTCATTTAATTGGCTGAATAGTTCGTCAATATTCAAATTCATAGCAGCAGCAACTTTAGCGTAGGTTTGAATTGATGGAATTAACTTTCGATTGCTTTGAGGGTGCTTACCTTTTTCGAGCATAGAAATATATCCCTTGCTCAAACCTGCGCGCTCGGCAAAGTCTTGCATTGTAAAGTTGTTTTGAATTCTATATTGTTTAATTATTTCACTTAATTTCACTGTTTCATCTCCTTTGTTTACTCCATTATACAATATCGTAAAAATAAGTCAATAAAAAGTTTACGAAATTAAACAAAAAAGGCTTGACAAATGCTGTTTACAATAGTAAACTGACCTTGAAAGGAGGCAAATATGGAAAATAAATTAAAAAATATAAGAGAAGCCGCAATGCTTTCTCAATCAGAATTGGCAGAAAAATCGGGCGTTGCAAGAACAATAATATCCCATTTAGAAACGGGAAAAGATATAGACGTCAAAATAAGCACATTGATAAAGATTGCAAATTCACTAGATAAAAGTGTGGGTGAAATTTTTTTACTATAAAAGTTTACTATAGTAAACTAAACGAACATACGAGAAATAAAGAGGAGAGAAGATGAGGGAACGAAAAGAGCTTAAGCCTGAAACAAAAGACATCATAAGAACATCTTTATTATCGGCCATGGTGGCTACGACCACAACTGTAATATTCCGTTTAATAGTAGGGTGGTTACAATGCTGACGGAAAATGGAATCCAGAATCTTTCGCGGCTCAAATCTCGCCTAAAGGCCAGATAATCTATACCACGAGGAGATATGGTGCAAAACCCTGTTCCGATCGGCATTTCTCCCGGCTTTCCAGATGTTTTTTCAATTACTAAACCATGGCGAAGCAAACAGAGACATTTGCCAACGGGCACGTCAGGTTTACGTGATTTTTTCAAAGTACGACGTTCATAAAAAGTCAAAACAATTTGCTTGAAGTCACTATCCATGTCGCACCTCCCGTCACACGAATTATATAACAAAAGAGAAAAAAGGACAATAATATAAAAAATGAATATAAGAGGAAAAAGATGAGAGAGGAGATTAAAGTCGAAAGCAATGCAATAAAACAGGCATTAAGAACAATGACGAAAGAAAAAGCTGAAAAACTATTTAATGATCTTGGAGCGGGAAAAATCACAATAAACCAAATGCGCAAAGAGTACGGACTTCCCCCGCTTCCAGGGCGTGATGAACTTCTTATAGTATGCGACCATGATGAGTTGTAACGAAGGAGAAAAAAAGATGAGTAATAAAATAAATGTAATTTGTGATATTTGCGGACATCAAATCCCTTATATCGCAAAAAGTGGATATTGTGTCGAAAATGGGTGCAAGTACATATCCGCAGTCATAAAAAACACGGTTCCGGCGCCGCCGAATACCCATCAAGAGGAAAATATTACATTAGATATTTGTCCGTGGTGCAAACAGGAAATAATTAAAAAATCAATCAGAAAAAGGAAGAAAGATTTAATAACCCAAAACCTTTTTAAAAAGTGAGGAGCAAAAATGAAATTTGAAGACGCGCTAAAAGAGGCCAGGGAGAAAGGGACAGCACTCAGGCTAAAGGGAGAAGAGGTGTATCAGAATAGCCACCTCATCTACAAGGAGAATGATTCAATTTTTTACGCAAACGGGAGACCACTGTATGACAATGCGGAGTGCGCATTATATAAAATAATGGCCGGAGAATGGGAGGTGTTAACTGTTCCCGAGTACCTAGACGAACTAGCAAAAAAAGTAAGAGAAATTGAATATAATTTCTCAAAGTTTCGGCATATATCCGGCGAGAGAAAAAAAGAAGAAAATAAAAAATATAAAAGACATCTTACAATCATAAACCTGTCCACATCTATTCTCGCTGCAGCATTTATTTTACACATTTTTTTCTCATAGGACAAAGATAAGAGCTCATAAATTTAACGGAAAGGAGACGTCATGAAAATTGAAATATACATAAACGATAAGCCCATGGCGGACTACTCTCCGCAGGAGCTGGAAAAAATTAAAGAAACGCTCACCGAACGCGCGTTTAAAGCCGCCGGATACACACGAATGAAAAAAGGAGCTGAGAACGATGATAGATTATTACAAAACCTGTGCAATTCCAAAACCAAGGGACAAAAAGAAAAAGCCGTCATATAACGGCTGGAAAGACAAGCCTAACAGATACTGCATATTCTGCAATACGCCATATGCAGAGCGCCACGAAGTATACGGCGGCGCAAACCGCCAGACAAGCATAATAGAGGGTTTCCAAGTAGACCTGTGCCCGGAGTGCCACAGAGAAATAACAGAGAACATAACCGATCGCGCCCAAAAGAGAAATCTCGCGTTGAAGAAATTTTTCCAGAAGAAGTGGGAAAACCAGAACATAAAACAGGGTGTATCACCAGAAAGAGCGAGAGAAGACTGGATCCAGATGATCGGGAGGAGCTATCTATGAATGAAATAGTGGAATTGCTAAAAAGCATAAATGAAGAGCTCCATGCAATTAGAATTTACATGGAGCAAAATCAGGAGATTTTCACGGAAAATTATATACCGTCGTCAAAATCCTCTAAAGAAGTGACTGCAGAATAACAATCTTCAAGGATAGAATTAACATCATCACCAGTAATAGGTTTAACTATTTTCATTGAATTTATTACTGCGCAAGCTAATTCTACGGCCAACTGCTTATCACTTTTATCCATTTTGCCACCTCCTTTCAATCTACATAAAAATAATAAGAGGGAACAATGAAATTCAAAGAATACTATAACAAAAAATATTTCATAAGAGAATTAGACATCGCTCTTCAGGCAGATCAGGAAAACAATATGCTGGATATGATCACATATTCATATGATGACGTCACAAATGATGAAATAATAACGGTTATATTCGCAGATGGAAATTACAAATCAATACTGGCGACCGGCAACAGCAACGGCCAAAACGCCAAAGAAATTATAGGGGTAATATATGGAAACCATTCAATATAACAGGGCGGAGAGAATCAACGCAATACCGCACGAAATCACGAAATTAAAGAAATACAGAAAATATTGCGAGAATAAAGGCTGGTTAAGCCAGGCCGTAATATTGAAGAAGAGAATAGAAGAGCTGGAGTGTGAATTTGAAGAACTATACGAGTCATACGGAAAGGCATAAAAATGGATAGGTTAAATTGGGCTGTAAAAATCGAATGTCCGGGCGGAAAGTTTGAAGAACCAAATTTTATGACTATGGCGGCGTTCAGGCATTACGTCCATGCTGCTGATTTTATAAAAGCAATTGTACCAGAGGAAGATCGTCATAAGTGCAAAATAGTATACAATGGAGAATCAATCGATGAAGAAAAAATGTAACGGAGAAAAAATAATATTATGGCTGTTTCTGCTGGCGGTAGTGCTGGCGTTCGTCATAATGGGATTTCCGCAAACCCCGGAAGTGGACGCGGCATTAAACCCCAGCGCCGAAGAAATGCACGCGGAAGAACCGGCGCCGATGTACGACGTGCCACTGGATAAAGAACTGCAGTCGCACATAAATGAACTATGTGACCATTACGACGTGGACATGCCCCTGGTATTAGCAATTATAGGCCAGGAATCAGGATATAACCCAGGATTGACCGGCGACGGCGGAAACAGTATAGGGCTGATGCAGATTCAGCCAAAATGGCACAGTGCGAGAATGGACAAGCTGGGAGTAACAGACCTAGCGGACCCATATCAGAACGTGACCGTTGGAATTGATCTGCTGGCGGAACTGCTAGACAGCGGCAGCGTGGAATGGGCCATCACGGCATATAACGCAGGAACCGCTAAGGCTGATTTTAACCGTGAAGTCGGCGTTACAAGCGAATATACCGAAAGCGTACTGATATTAAGAGGAGAGATCATAAATGCTACATAAAAAAATATGCGTAGTATGCGGCGGCAATTTCTACAGTCAAAGGAAGAACGCAGTTACATGTTCAGAAGTTTGCCGCCGGAAGAGACAGACTATCGTAAACCAGGAGAAGCGCGAAACGAAAGAAGCAGAATGCAATTCGATAAAGATAAATCAATCGCGCATTGATAAAATAAACGAAATGGCGCGCTCGCAAGGACTATCTTACGGCAAGTATAAGGCACTGGAATACATGAAAGCAAACAATATATGAAATAAAGGGAGCAGCATTGTTTCACCATCTCGAAAGCTCGAATATTTAAAAGAGAGGAGGAACTCGTTTCTATAGAACTGTTTCTAAAAGCTCCCTTTATGTATAGGTATGGCGGGCGCCAAAAGTCCCGCCCCAACGATTTCATGAAATCCAGGGCGAGCCTGTCACGAATAGGCGATGACCCCGAATGAACGGCGATCCGGCAAGCGAAGCTAAAGTAAAATTCAAAGGTAGTAATAGTAGACGGATTGCCTATCAAGTGGGCGGAGAAAACAATAAAAATCAAAAGGCGATTCAATATGTAGTAGCGCATTCTCCGCCCATTGACAATCTATCGAGAGTGGGAGGCAGGACAATAATGTATCATATATTTTTCGAGCAATCCGGCACATTTAAAAATGAATTAAGAAAGTTGGGTCATGAAGCTTACGACTACGATATACGAAACGATTTTGGCGAAACAGATCATATCATAGACCTATTTTTGGAAATCGAAAGAGCATACAGATTGGAGTGTTCAATTTTTAATAATATCAAAACAGATGATATGATAATAGCATTTTTCCCATGTGTGAGATTTGAAGATCAGTCCATATTAAATGTCCGTGGTGTTAACAACGCTATGAAAAATTGGGCGTTAGATAAAAAACTACAGTATTCCCTAGATTGGCACGACGAGCTGCATTTCCTATATAACATAGTCACAAAGCTGGTTGTTGTCTGCCTGGAGCGGGAAATCCCATTGGTGATTGAAAATCCGTATTCTGCACAGCACTATCTTACCAGATATTGGCCGGTTAAGCCGGCAGTAATCGACAAGGATAGGCGGATAAATGGTGACCATTACAAGAAACCTACCCAATATTTTTTTATCGGCTGCGAACCGAAAAACAATATATTATTTGAACCGATAGAGTATGTCGAGCAGTTTAAGATAAAAGAAGTGAGAGACCAAGTTAAACGAAGTCTGATACACCCACAGTACGCAAATAGATTTCTGAGGCAGTACGTCTTGGAGGAAATTACAGGATAATAAATGTAATTTATGAAATAGCGAGGAGATTATGAAAAAATTTTATAGAGGCTGGTATATCAGTCATGATCCACTAGATAAAACTAAATATAACGCCGTAAAAGGAAAAGAAAAAATAATTGGCACGGAAGAGCAGATACGCAAGGAAATAGACCGTCGGGCGTTTGAAGAACTGAAGAAATTTTTATAGAACAGGCCAAGGAGGAAGAGAAATGTTAAACGCAGAGAAATACAGAGATGAAATAATGACACTAATAGAACAAGACAAGGCGTTGGCTGTTTTGAATAATAAAATAACGTATTGCGGAATGATTAGCGAGTGTAAAGATTGTTTGTTTGCTCGTAATTGTGACGTTGAACGCACTCGATGGCTATTAAATGAAGCAAAACCAACATTAACACCTAAAGAACGTGGATTTTGTGAGATAGTAGGTGAGGGATATATAGCAAGAGACGACGACGGATCGTTATATTACTATGATGAGGAACCAAGTAAGACAGATATAAATTGGGAAAACAAGTCCTACGATATTACTTTAATGATTCATAATAATTATTTTGATTTCATCACATGGGACGACAAAAAACCGTGGGCGATAGAAGACCTTTTGGAGTTGGAGGTGGAAGAATGAGCAACATCAAATTAAAACCCTGCCCGTTTTGCGGCGGAGAGGTAGAACTATGGGCAATAGCAGGAAAACCATATCCACCAACATACAAAGTGGACATGGACAAGATAAGTGAAGAATCAGAGGACGTATGTTTTGTTCACTGCTCGGCATGCAACGCAAATTTTCACAAGGAAATGCGGATAGAATCATTTCCGTTAGATACTATTAAATGGTGGAATACACGCAAACCAGTAGGAAAAATAGTTAATTGGCTGAAAGATAGAGAAAGCTATTTTGAATCAAAAGCAGCTGAGTATGATGAACAAGGAGACGAAATAAACACAGATATATGTGACGAAAAAGCTGTCGAGATAAACTATATGATTGCAATGTTGGAGGAAGTATAAATGACATACGAAGAAGCTGCAAAGCAAATACAAGAAAATGACTGTGACAAATGGTGTAAGGAACATAATGACTGCGACAACTGTCGCTGGGGAATAGCTCTAAAGGCACTGAAAAGTCATAACAGCGAAAAGGAGAAGCAATGTCAGGAATAGGAATCAAAGGCGGATTCAATCAGATTATCCGCCGCGAATGCGATAGACCGATGGCGGAAAAGAAAGGTTACATACCATGCAATCAAAACTGCAAGGACTGCCTAGCCTGCATAGAGGTAAACGCGGAGGGCGAACGCGCCCATGTATCAATCAAAAGAGAAATAATAAAACCTACATATATATAGGAAAGAAAAAATTGCGCTCTGTATGAGCATTCGAGCTCGTAATGAGTAGTAACAAATGAGGAAATTATGTATAGGCAAAAGAAATATATCCTTAAAAAATATTTAGAAATAGAAGTCTTCCTTATGCCAGAAAAAACGAAGCCATTTTCAAAGGCAAAAAAAATACAAGAGACTTCACCGGCACAAAAGAAAATAAATAATAAAAAATCAATTAAATATTTCAACAGGCTCATACATAAGAACTTCGACGAAAACGATCTTGCCGTCGACCTCACATTTGATGAGAAGCATTTACCCGCAAACCGAGCCGAGGCCATAAGGAAAGTAAAAAACTATATAGAACGCGTAAGAAGAAAAAGAAGAAAGCTGGGGCTTCCGGAACTGAAATATGTTCATGTAATATCCGACAGCGACGAGTTCGAAAACAAAAAGCGCCTTCACGTTCATATGTTCATGAACGGCGGATTGAACAGAGACGAAATAGAAAAACTATGGAAAGAGGGATATTGTCAGACTGACCGTCTGCAGCCAAACGAATATGGCTTCACAGGTAAAGTAATGTATATGGCAAGGCAATCGAAAGGCGATCGCATGTGGGCTTCAAGCAAAAATCTCGAAAAACCCGTTGCCATAGTGAGTGACAAGGCAATCACGAGAAGCAAGGCTGAGGCGATGGAAAGAAATCCAGAAGACAGAGCTTTTTTTGAAAAGTTATATCCGGGTTGGACTTTTACCGATTGTGTGGTTGAATATCCTGACGATGACGGATTTAAAAGAGGGACAAGTTTTTTTATTAGAATGAGGAAGGAGGAACAATGGACGCCAAAGAAAAGAAAAAAATCAAAGATTTCCTGCGGAGCTATGAAAGAGAAGAGAGCAGAATCAGACAAATTGAAGAGGACATAGCATACATAAATAAGACGCTCGACAGCATTCCACAGATTTTTGATGGAATGCCAAGAGGCAGCGGCATATCAAACAAAACAGCAAAAGAAGCAGAAAAGCTTTGGCAATTACAAAATGATTTAATAGCGGCCAGAACAAGAGCTGTCCAGAAAAGAGAGGAAGTCGCCAATCTAATTAGGCAGGTAAAGAATGTCCAACACATGAATCTGCTCAGATTGAGATATATCGAATTAAAAGGATGGGCGCAAGTTTCAATTGATATGGATAGAGACCCTCGCTGGGTTTTTCGTATGCACAATCTAGCCTTAGAGGAAATTTTGAAAATATATAATTTGACCATTTAACTACCAGTATACATTCTGATAAAATGATAGTGTGAAAGATTATGAACTACGGAAGCAAACAATGGAAAAAGAAGCGCAACAAAATATTGCGGCGCGATAAATACAAAGACAAAATAAAAGCAAGGTTTGGGATTACCGAAGATGCAACAATAGTACATCATATTTACCCGTCAGACGAATATCCCGAATATGCATGGGAAGACTGGAATCTAATATCTGTAAGCAATTCAACGCATAGAGAGTTACACAAAAAAGACGGTAGTTTAACACAAAAAGGAATTGAGCTTATGCAGCGAACAATTCCAGAGGAGAAAAAATGATAGAAAGACTAAAATCATTAAAAAACAGAATAATAAAAGGCGAGACCACGATGGAAGATGTTGACGTTATAAACGACGTAATCAATACAATGGAGTCACTAACGAAAGCGACAGTAAGTCTTGATGAATCTGCCGAAGAGATACTGCCAATGATACCAAGCATCAACATAGAAAATATATACATATCGCTGACAAATGACGAAGAACGAGGCAGAAATAAAAACGAAAAATAAACACAACAAAGGCGAGAAGTTTCAGCGCCTACAAACAATCCCCCCACCCCGCTGCGCATTTTTTAAAATTTTTCTAATGCGCTGGGTATAGACATTTCCAACTCTAACGCATTTTTAGAAAAATGGGAATTATAGTAAAATTATCGAGAGGGTAAAAAATATCTTACATATTACGCAAAAATATTTGCACTTTAAATTCGCAATGCAAGAGTGCATTATTTTTGTATATATTTTCATCAAAAAGGCACAAAAATTGAAGAGGAGAGATTATGAAAGCGGCTACATACGAAAAGAGAATAATAAAAAACATGAATGCCGTAAAAACATATAAAAAAGAGTTCCTGCAGGCCGTCAAAACATTAGCTAAAATCTACGAGGACCTGGACAGAGCGCGAGAACAATTTGAAAACGCCGGAGGCGAATACGTTATAGAATACACGAATAAATCAGGAACAAAGAATATAATCAAAAATCCAATGTATAGGGTTATAGAAGAAATGGAAGAGAAGATATTGGCATACAACAGAGAACTGGGGTTGACCCCATCGGGGTACAAGCGAATCATGAATAAGTTTGAAAAGGAGAAGCATTCAGAACTGGCTGAAGCACTTAAAGCGATTGAAAGTTAAGAATTTTGAAGAGGTTCTGGAGTATGCTGAAAGTATAAGAAGTGGGGAAAAAATAGCCTGCATAGAGCTGAGACAATGTGTAGACAGATTTTACAGCGATTTAGAAAATCCCAATTATTGGTTAGATAAAAAAGCACCTGAGTTTTGTATAGGAATAATCGAAAAAACATTATGCCACCAACAGGCCGAAGACCTCGCAGGTCGTCCGATGTCAGGGCGGCCTTTTAAATTACAGCCATTTCATAAATTTATTGTATATAACCTAGTCGGATTTAAACATAAGGGAAGCGATATATTAAAACACCATGAGGCGCTGATATTTGTGCCAAGAAAGAATGTAAAAACCACATTCGCGGCGGCACTTGCCTGGGCGTTGTCGTTATATTACAGGCGTAGCGGATCTAAGGTCTATATAACTTCTGCCGCCCTAATGCAATCACTTGAGAGTTTCAATTTTTTAGCCTATAACCTAGATAAGATGGGAGAAAGCGAACGAAAGGGCGGCGGCATTAAGATTATAGACAACAATAATGAACATTCCATAAAAGCCGATTTTCCAGACGGTTCAATTTTTATAAGGGCACTAGCCGCGAATCCAGACGCGCAAGACTCGCTGAATTGCAACATTGCAATCGCCGACGAAATGCATGCGTACAAAAAGCCTAAACAATACAATTTATTTAAAGAGGCCATGAAAGCGTACACAAACAAATTGATGATAGGAATATCTACAGCCGGAGACAATGAACAGCTGTTTCTAGGACAAAGGCTAAAATACTGCCGAAAAGTTTTAAACGGCACGGTGGAAGATGACCAATATTTTATATTTATGTGCTGCGCAAATCCTGACGAAAACGGAGATGTGGATTTTACAAATCCCAAAATCCACGAGATGGCAAACCCATCTTACGGAGTAACGATAAGGCCCGAAGAAATACTTAACGAATCTCTCCAGGCGCAAAACGATCCACAGCAAAGAAAAGACTTTCTAGCGAAGAGTTTGAATGTATATACGAACTCAATGAAGGCCTATTTCAATATAGACGAGTTCAGAAACTCTGATGGGAAATATAATTGGACAATAAACGAATTAGCGAAACTACCAATTAAATGGTATGGTGGCGCGGATTTATCAAAACTGCACGATCTTACAGCTGCATGCATCATTGGAGCATACAAGGGCGTGACCATTGTCATTACTCATGCCTTTTTTCCTGTAGTGGCTGCACATGAAAAAGCAGACAAAGACAGCATACCGCTATTCGGTTGGGAGGAAGATGGAAATTTAACCATGTGCAACAGCCCAACGGTAAACTATTCAGATGTGGTCAACTGGTTTAAAAATATGAGAGACAAGGGATTTAAAATTTCTCAGGTTGGCCATGATAAAAAATTTGGCCGGGAATATTTTATCGGCATGAGGCAGGCCGGATTTAAAATAATAGACCAACCCCAATATTACTTCAAAAAATCAGAGGGATTCAGATATTTAGAAAAAGCTGCCAAAGACGGTAAACTGTACTATTTACATTCCGACGCATATGAATATTGCGTTCAAAACGTGGCGGCAGTGGAAAAGACAGATGATATGATTCAATATGAAAAAATACAACCGGAGTTAAGAATAGATCTATTCGACGCTTCGGTTTTTGCATGCATTAGGTATTTAAACAACATGGAAAAATCTGAAAAAGGAAAGGAATGGTGGGGAGAAAAAAATGGCAAGTAAGAATAAAACGCCGAAGAAAAACAAGACGCGTGCAGAGCCAAAACAAAAAAGAAGTGTGATAGGATTCTGGAACGATAAGATGGACAATTTAGAATGCAGAGGCTACGTGTCACTAGCACACTGCCCGGAGATAGCGGCTGGAGTAGATAAAATAGCGGAGCTGGTCGGGTCAATGACTATCCATCTGATGGAAAATAAAGATAATGGCGACACGAGAGTGCGAAACGGACTGAGCCGAAAGCTGGATATAAATCCATATTCAAAAAGTACACGCAGCCAATTCATAAAATGGATTGTCAGGACAATGTTCCTCGAGGGCGAGGGAAACGCGATAGTATACCCAATCACGACAAGCGGGTATATCGACGATTTAAGGCCAGTTCCAGCGAGCCTGACGTCGCTAATTCCCGATGGTATATGGGATTACAAAATTGCAATATCTGGAAAGGAATATAGTCCAGACGATTTATTACATTTTGCGCTTAACCCAGATCCATATTACCCATGGAAAGGCCGGGGATATACAACGACAATCTCAGACGTCGCCAACAACCTGAAGCAAGCTGCGGCTACAGAAAAAGGCTTCATGGCATCAAAATGGAAACCATCAATTATAGTAAAGGCGGACGCATTGACAGAAGAGTTTTCAAGCCCCGAGGGTCGCCAGAAGTTACTGGACGAATATATCAAAACAGACGAAGCTGGGGAACCGTGGATAATTCCATCGGAACAATTTGAAATCCAGACTATTAAACCCCTAACCCTTTCAGATTTAGCATTGGCTGAATTTGTGGAACTAGACAAGCGGGCAGTTGCCGCGATACTGGGAATACCGGCGTTTATATTAGGCGTGGGAGATTTTGAAAGAGACGCGTGGAACAATTTCATTTCATCAAAGATAATGCCACTTGCGGGGATCATAGAACAGGAGTTTACGAAGAAACTGACATTCCGCCCAGAGTGGTTTTTTAAATTTAACCCACGCAGCCTATACAACTATGATATAAGCGATTTAGCCGCAGTCGCGGACGATCAGTATATCCGGGGGATAATGACAGGAAATGAAGTCAGAAATTGGATAGGAATGCCGCCAATGCAAGGACTGGACGAGTTAATAATTCTGGAAAACTATATTCCGCGCGGAATGATAGCACAGCAAAGCAAATTGCAAGGAGGTGAGTAGATATTGAGGGAAAATCAAATAAGAACCATATCACAAAATATCTGCACGAGAGCAGATGAACAAACCGGTGATAAATATATCTCCGGTTATTTTTCTGTATTCGGTTCGGATTATGAAATGTGGCCTGGCGCAAGTGAGTCTATAGACCCAGGAGCTTTTGATGGCGCCCTGGTAGATGATATCAGATGTCTGGTTGATCATGAAAGTAGATTGGTTCTCGGAAGAACAAAAGCCGGAACACTGTTTCTAAAAGTAGATGAACACGGCCTATGGGGAGAAGTGAGAATTAACGGAAAAGACCAGGACGCAGTAAATCTTTATGAGCGTGTCTTGCGAGGCGACGTAAATCAATGTTCATTCGGGTTCGATATTTTAGACGAGGAGATGACAGAAGCGGTGACATTCACTGGATTATTAAAAAAGTGAAGCTTTATGAAGTTTCTATCGTAACATTCCCGGCGTATAAAGACACTGAAGTAACAGCCCGAAAAAACGAATACGACGAAATAAGAAAGAGAAAAGAGGAAAAATGGCGCAGCGACATGAAGAGGCGCCTGAAAGGAGAGTTTTAATGGCACTTAGAGCATTGATGCTTAGAAAACAAATCAGTGAAAGTAAAGAAAAGCTGAATGAGCTGAGAGAAAAAAGCAAAGATTTTGAAACAAGAGAGGCTGAAATAGAAAAAAGCATAGAAGAAGCAGCCACAGACGAAGAAAAAGAAGCGGTAAAGGAAGAAGTTGAAAAATATGAAGAGGAAAAGACCGCACATGATGAAGAGGTGAGTCGACTGGAGGAATCCATCGCAGAACAAGAAAGAGAACTTGAAGAACTCGAACGCGCAACACCTAAACCACAACCAAAAAAGAGAGGAGAAGAAAGAACAATGAACACAGTGGTAAACGTCAGAAGCCTGCCAAAAAACACGAGAGCATTTGACGCGTTTCCTATGGAAACAAAAAGAGAGATTACAGAAAGAGAAGATGTAAAACAGTTTCTTGCCGAAATCAGAGCGGCAGGAAAATCAAAAAGAGATATTAAAGGCGGCGAACTGACAATACCTGTAGTATTTCTCGACATCATCAGTGAGAATATCTACAGATATTCAAAGCTTATAAACCGTATAAGAGTAAGGAATGTTAATGGCGAAGCAAGACAGACAATAGCAGGAACCACACCGGAAGCCGTATGGACAGAATCATGTGGCGCTATAAATGAACTGACATTCACGTTTAACCAAATTACGTTAGACGGCTACAAGGTAGCGGGATATATCCCGGTGTGCAATTCACTGCTTGAGGATTCAGATGTTAATTTATCCGCGACCATTATTGAAATGTTATCAGAAGCCATCGGCCTCGCCAAGGATAAGGCTATTTTATACGGAAAAGGCGCCGCCGGCAAAATGCCACTCGGTATCGTCACGAGATTAGCGCAGGAATCACAGCCAAGCGATTATCCGGCCAATGCGCCTGCTTGGACAGATTTACGCAAAAACAATATCATAAAAATAGACAGCAGCTTGACGGGGGCGGAATTTTGGGCAGCCCTGATGCAGGCAACAGGTAATACATATACCGAATATTCTCGCGGCACGCAGTTCTGGGCGATGAACTCTAAAACTCTTGCGACATTAAAATCTAAAGTTATAACATTTACAGCAAACGGCGACATAGCGGCCAATATATTTGGAACATTGCCTATAATAAACGGCGATATAGATGTCCTGGAATTCATTCCTGATGGAGACATAATAGGCGGCTACGGCGATTTATATCTATGGGCTGAAAGAGGGGGAATGACGATAGAATCGTCCACGGAAGTGCAATTCCTCCAGGATAATACCGTGTTTAGGGGAAAGGAAAGGGCAGATGGTCAGCCAGTTATACCGGGAGCATTCGTTGCTGTGAATATCAATAACGCTGCCGTTACGACAGTCGCAACGTTTACAGCTGACAAGGCTAATGACGCTAAGCTGCAGGATATGTCAATTCAGGGATTAACGCTCGCGCCTGAGTTTAATCCTGATACATTATCATATACCTCGACCGCAAACTCAGCCAGCGGAAAAGTGGAAGTGACTGCGGCACAGTCAACTGCTGAAATAGCCATCGAATACGGCGGAAAGAATGTCAGAAACGGCGGAACAGTTACATTCCTGACAGGAACAAACCCTCTCACCGTCACGGTAACCAAAGGAAATGCCGTAAGAGTGTACACTGTCTCCATAACTAAAACAGAACAATAATGAAACAGGACGAGTTACTGACCGTTTTAAAATCTGATCTGCAGATGATAACAAACTCAAATGATGAATATTTGACACAGCTTTTAAACTTTTCAAAGAACCTCATGCAAAGAGAGGGCATTGTATACACAGAAGAGCTTGAGTGCCAGATGGTTCAAATTCATTATGCAGCATATTTGTTTAGAAAACGCGGCGGAGCAGAAACAGCAATGCCGCGCTTCCTGCGTTATGAATTGAATAATCTGTTGTTCAGCCAGAAAGGAACAATATGACTTTTGATGATGGCGTTGTAACTATATATGATGTTGCAAATGCTTCCGCCCCGGGCGATCTACCGATTGAAAAGTTGACGACATCAACCAGGCACCATTTTTCAGAGGAAACGCTTGGAATAACAAGATTTTACGAGGCAATAAAAGCAAACCAACTTATTGAGCGTGTCATAGCTATTTATAGAGCCGAAATAAACACGAATCAAATAGCCGTTTTTGAAGACGGAAGCCAGTATGCTATAAGAATGATTCAAAAATCCACTGACGAGTTCGGGATTAAAATTCTCAAGTTGTCGCTAGAAAGGAATGGACAGGCGTATGAAATCGCTGAATAAATTACTAGAGCCCTTAAGGACGGCGCTGCTTTCTGTGACTGAAAATGTTGGCCACTATAAACCAGTTGACGGAACAAAATCCCACATAGTATATGCGGAAGACGGCGCGAAAAACCTGGCTGGAAATAACATAGTAATCAGCCAGGTTATACAGGGAAGCATAGACCTATATGAGCTAGGCGAAGCTGGTATGTTTGATAAGGTGCAAGCAGCACTGAATCAAAGTAATATAGCATTCTATCTAAATTCAGTTCAATTTGAAGAGGGAGAAATGAAAGGATTTATCCATTATGAATGGATTTTTGAGGTGGCATGAATGGCATACATCACATTCAAGAATATGGAAGAATACGAAATGAAAGTTTCAAAACTCGCAAAAAAATCAAAGGGACTATGCAAAGTCGCAGTTTATGACGGGGCTGGATTTATGGCAGACGCAATCAAAAAAGCGGTTGAGGGACTACCGATTGAAGAAAGTAAAAATGGCATGCCTCCATATGCAAAGCCGGGAACCAAACTCAAAGGGGTTTCAGAAAAGCAAAAAAGAGATCTGATTGATTCCTTAGGAATTGCAAAAATGGACGAAACAGTCGGATACATTCAAACAAAAATCGGCTGGGACGGATATGGAAGCGTCAAAACAAAAAAATGGCCAAAAGGCGTTCCAAATGTGTTACTAATGAGGTCTATAGAATCTGGAACAAGTTTTAGAGTTAAAAATCCAATTGTAAGAAAAACGGTCAACACGAACAAACAGGCAACAATAGCAAAAATGTCAAAAGCTATAAATAAAATTTTAGAAAAGGAGTTTTAAAATGGCAATAAAAGGTCTTTCGATTCCGGTCGTAGGAAAATATTCTAATTCAGACGGAACCGTTACATATTCTAGTCCAACAGTAGCAAACAAAGCTGTCAATTACAGCATATCCTGGACGGTTGGGGATAATAATCCATTATACGCAGATAACCAAATCGCCGAAAACGATAAGGGCACGTTTCAATCCGGTGAGCTGACACTGACGACTGCTGATCTACCGCAAGAACTATCCATGCTGCTTTTGGGAACTAAAATAGTAACTGAACAAATGGGAGAAGAAAGTATAACCGTGCAAATATTTGACGACAGTCAAAGTGCACCATATTTAGGATTTGGAATAATTGAAATGCATCAAGAAAACGACGTAAACTCATTCAGAGCTATATTTTTGAATAAGGTATTTTTCAATATTCCAGAAAACGCTGCAGACACCAAAGGAGAGACAATAGAGTGGCAGACACCATCTATTACGGCAACTATTCAGAGGTCAGACCACGTCGACGATAAAGTGTCGCACCCATGGATGCAGGATGCCTGGTTTGAAACAGAGTCAGCAGCCATAAGATGGTTGAAGTTTAAATGTGGGGAGACGCAGTAATGAACAGAATAGTAAAAATAGAAATAGCGGGTAGAGAATACCCGCTATCTTTTTCGCTTGGTGCGGCTAAAAAAATAGCTGCAAAATACGGAAGCCTTGAAAAGGCATTCAATAAAATAGCCGAAGCTAAAGAAACAACAGGCGAAAGCATAGAAATATTGATTTTTATACTGACAGTGCTCATAAAGCAGGGTTGCGACTATATGAGAATTTTTGAAGACACAAACATTGAGCCAATAACTGAAGAGGAATGCGAGACTGCGATAGAAATGTCGGACATTTCAAGAATAGCTGAGGTTATTATAAACAGCATAAATTCATCGCAAGGAAAAGAAATAGAGACAAAGACAACACCAAAAAACGCAAAAGCTCCAAAGGCCATCTAATTTTTTATGACCTTTGGGGCCGGCAATTAAATATACCACTGAAAGAGTATACTGCTATGCCTATGGGCGAATTAAGTGACATGATAGACGCATATTTGATTCTAAACGGGATAGCAGAGGAAGAAACCGAAAAATATTTACCGAATCTGAGGTGATAATATGGCAGTAGATATCGGCCCTAAAATAGGGATAGACGGCGAAAAAGAATTTCGTCAGGAATTAAACCAAATAAATACGACATTGAAAACCCTGGGTACGGAAATGAAAAAAGTTTCTTCCGAGTTCCAGGAAAATGAGAACAGCCAGGAGGCCCTCAAAAAGAAGAACGAAGTATTAAACAAGAGCATTGACGAGCAAAAAAAGAAGCTGGAAATGGTTCAAAAGGCTCTGCAGGAGTCGGCCGAGCAATACGGTGAAACATCGACCAAGACACAGCAATGGCAGCAAGTCGTCAATAGAACCGAGACGTCATTGAATGATCTTCAAGCGCAATTGAAACAAAACGAGGAAGCCCTGGGGGAAATGGATAAAGGGCTGAGAGATGTCGAAACCGGAATGAAAAAGGTTGAAAAGACATCAGACAAGAGCGCAGAAGATATCAAAAAAGATTTTAAAGACGCCGCCGAGAATGGCATAACGGCGATGTCAACAGCGTTGGCTGGACTAGCAGCTGCGCTTGTCGCCACCGCAGAAACCACAAGAGAGTATAGAACTGACCAAGCTAAGCTAACAGTTGCGTTTAAAGACGCAGGCTTTTCGGCCGAAACAGCAAAAGAAGCGTTTACGGATATATACGCAATACTAGGCGAAGACGACACATCAGTTGAGGCGGCAAACCATTTGGCCGAATTAACAGATAATGAAGAAGAGCTGGCTGAATGGACTGGCAATATTCTGCCCGGCGTGTTTGCCAAATTCGGAGATTCTCTGCCGCTTGAGGGACTGACAGAGGCTGCAAATGAAACCGCTAAAGTGGGAACCCTGACCGGTTCTCTTGCCGACGCATTAAATTGGGCGGGCATTAACGAAGATGATTTTAATGCAAAACTTGAAAAATGTTCAGATGAACAAGAACGCCAACAGTTAATTACCAAAACACTGGCGGCGATATATACCGACGCCGGAACCGCCTACAAAGAAACGAATAAAGATGTAATCGAAGCGAACAAAGCCCAGGCAGAGTTAACCGATACCATGGCAGAATTAGGCGCCGTTGCTGAGCCTGTAATAACAAAACTAAAAAACGCGCTCACAAAAATTATTAAAGAAGTTGTAAAAGTAGTTGAAAAATTCAATGAATTACCGGAAAGCGCACAAAACACCATACTGGCTATAGGTGGAATAGGAATAGCAGCGGGACCAACCGTGAAAGGTATTAGTTCTGTGAAATCTGGTATTTCTAAACTGATAGAAAGAATGAGGCTGTTATTCAGTCCAGCAAAAACAGCGGCTACCGCAGTAGGAGCAGTTGGAACGACGGCAGCAGGCGCAACTGCAGGAGTTACTGGAATAGCCGGAGCACTCAAGGGACTTTTTGCAATAATAGCAGCTAATCCCATAATGGCAGTAGTAACTGCGCTAGGGTTATTGGCGGGAGGAATTGCCGCATATATTGAATACACAAAGGAAGCTGATTCAGAAGCGGGAAAGTTCAATGAAAAACTAAAAAAGTCCAAGAAATACATGGAAGAATATAACGACACCATGTCAGAACTAAAAGAGTCAAGAACCGAAGCAATATCTGAAACAACCGAGGAGTTTGGATACTATGAGAGTTTAAAAAAAGAGTTAGACCAAATAGTTGATAAAAATGGAAAAATAGAAAAAGGCTATGAAGCAAGAGCTGATTTCATAACGACAAAATTGTCCGAGGCGCTGGGAATAGAAATAGAAGCAACAGACGGAGTAATTAAGAATTACGACAAACTTTCTGAGTCCTTAGATGAAGTTATAGAGAAAAAACGTGCCGAAGCCTATTTGAGCGCCTACGAAGAAGAATACCAGGAGGCAATAAAATCGCGCACTGATTTATACGAGAGCCTGCTGCTGGCTGAAGAGGATCTACACAACAAAGAAACGCAGTTAGAGAAAGCACGAGAAAAAGGCCACAGCAGAGAGATTGCAAGACTAACTGAAGAGGTAAGACAAGCAAGAAAAACGTATGAAGAAAGGGTAGACGCATATACACAAAACAATAATATTATAGAAACGCAAGAAAAAGGCCGGGAGGAGTTTTTAAAGGGACATTACGATGAAGTAGAGCGAATTGTAGGCGAAGGCGAGAAAGCAATATCAGAAATGACCGCCACAGAAACACGCATGAGAATTGAAGAGGTTAAAAAAACGCTGGAACAAGAAAAGCGACTGTACGAAGAAACCGGAGATGAAACATTTAAAATACAGTCCGAAGAACACCAAAGGGAACTTGAAGAATTACAACAGCACCTGAGTGATATGACAGGCATTATTGACGGCAACACAACGTTCATCAATTCTATAATGGAGATGTCGCGCGAGGGATATGATGCATTTTTAAATCAACCATGGAGTTCTGCAGGAAATGAAATAGTAAACGGCATAGATTCCGGAATGAGAAAAAAGGTCAATTCTATAGTAGCGACAGCTGGATTTATTTCCGGTAAAATATTGGACGCATTCTACAACAAATTAGATATAAATTCCCCGTCAAAGGTAATGAGGGATAAGGTGGGAATGTCCATCACCGAGGGTATTGCGGTCGGCGAAGAAAAAGGCTTACCATACATAACAAAAGCAAATAAAAAAATAACCGATCAAATGAAGAATATAAGTATTCCACAAATTGGCCGTTATAAATTCGCAGGAATATCAGAGAACCTTACAGGCGCGCCTACAATGAATAATAATGATCAGCAGATCAATTTGACGGTATATAGCGTGCTAGACGGGCAAATTATCTCCAAGACTGTCCAAAAAAATATATCAAAAGCCCAAACTGGAAGAATGAGGGTGAAAGGAGCACTGCCTATATGAAATATGATATAACATACAACGGAATAAAAAGCAGCGACATAGGAGTTTTTGCAATAAGGCGTCCCAGTATTTTTGCACCGGAACCAAAAATAACACAGATACCAATTCCGGGACGTGATGGAGATTTAATTATTAACGATGGGTTTTATGAGGACATACAAATTTATATTGAACTAAATTTTATGTCAGATAAAGATAACTGGGGCAAAAAGGCCGGACAGACAAAACAATGGCTTTTAAGTCGACAAGGGGATAAAAAATTATATTTTTCTGATAATGCTAATGTTTTTTACAAAGTAAAAAGTGTCAGTGTAGGAGAAATTCAAAGAACGTCAAATCGTATTGGAGTTTTGATGCCAATGTTTATATGCGACCCATATACATATTTTGAAAATGGAACAATCGCAGTCGCACCTGAAGAGGCAGAATTAAATCCATACGACACATCAAAACCAACGTACATCATAACAGGTGAAAAAAAGGGAACGTTGACGGTTAACGGCAATGAAATGACTATCAATGTCGGACAAAACCTAACCATAGATACAGACCGCATGATAGCCTACCGCGAGGACGGAACATTACAAAATGCGGCAGTCACTGGAAACTATGAGGAGCTATACCTATTACTAGGTAAAAACACGATAGAAATATCGACTGGTCTAAACCTAAAAGTAATACCAAACTGGAGGCAGCTATGATTCAAATATATAAACCAACCAACGAAAACTACGAAAGCAACGGCGATATAGTCCTGATGCCCGAGACATTCACCGTAAGCGCTGAACTAAATGGAGCATGGTCAACTGAAATGGTTCACCCAATAGACGATGATGGCCGCTGGAAGTACATCGAAGACCAGGCAGTCGTCAAAGCGCCGTCATTTAACGGCGAACAGTTATTCAGAATAACATCAAAATCAAAATCGGACAGCGGTGTAATTGCCAGCATGGAGCCGATTTTTTTTGATTCTATGAACGATTGTTTTCTGGTAGACGTTAGGCCGACCGATAAGACCGGCCAACAGGCGCTGGACATCATGACAGCGCCAAACAGCAAATACAGCGGTGAAAGTGATATAGATAAATTATCAACAGCCTACTATCAATTCAAAAACCTGATGGAGGCCATAAACGGCGATGATGATAATTCATTCATCAAACGCTGGGGCGGTGAAATCCTGTTTGATAATTTCAAGGTTATCATAAATGAGCGCGTCGGCGGCGATTACGGTGTAGAGCTGCGGTATGGCAAAAATATCCCGGTGAATGGTATGACGGAAGAAATAGACATGACCAGTGTCACAACAAGGATATACCCGAAAGCATATAACGGATATACCATGACGAACAATGGTTATGTTGATAGTCCGCTGATAAATAACTATCCGACCGTCAAGGCCAGAACTATCACGTTCGATGACGTGAAGATGCGCGAAGACGCAATGGAAGACGATGAAGAAAACGGCATCATCGTGTGCGATACGCAGGCAGAATTAAATACTGCACTGACGCAGAAATGTAATGATCAATATGCTTCCGGCGTCGACAAGCCAAAAGTAACCATAAACGCCGATATGGTGTTATTAGCCAACACTGAACAATATAAAGAGTTTAAGACACTGGAAGAAGTATCTCTGGGCGATACAATCCACTGTATCAATAACCACCTGGGAATTACTACAGACGCGCGGGTTATTACCATTACATATGATTCAATACTGAAAAAGGTTGATTCCGTCACCATAGGGGACTACGAATACAACTATTTCAACAATGTAACATCATCGGCAAACAGGATAGAATCAGCAGTGCGCCCGGACGGCACGGTGGTCGCGGAGCAGGTCAAGGGATTCATAGACGGTGCCTGGAGTCAGCTGCGGCTGCAGAATACTGTAGCGAAAAAGCAGGACGTTAGAGCGATTCTGTTTGAGGATTTAGATCCTACGTCGGAAACATTCGGGGCAATGGCGCTGGGAACCCAAGGGCTGCAGATTTCCAGGAACCGCACCGCAGACGGAAAGGACTGGCTGTGGACTACCGCACTGACGGCTAAAGGACTGATTGCCAATATCATAGTGGCCGGAATAATTTCATCGAGCGATGGAAGTTCATCATGGAATCTGGATACAGGTGCTTTCATAAGCAACTCTGGGGTAGACTACAGGGGCGACATAGAGATGGACAAAGGAATTTTACGGAGTTCACGTGAAACAAGCCTAGGGACGGCAAGCTTTGAGTTGCTGACAGATAGGCTCCAATTTATCGACTATGGTGGTACCGATTATGAAATGTCAATGTCTTATCGTGCAGATGGATTTCAACTTTCGGGAGCATCAGGGAGGTGTTCATTGATGCCAGGGCCTGATGGCATGGAATTAAAAATGGGAGAAGTGGAATTTCTACCTGTACAAAAAGGAAAATTTTCCACCAACGTTCCCGCTAATAGCTATGCAGACTACTACGTAAAGTTTAATAAATCGTTTGAAAATGCGCCGACAATGATTGCGGCATTTGAATCCACGTCGGTGGCTTCTGCATTTGGACAGGCAACAATTGCAACCCATGATGTTACAGCAATAGGCGGATATGTGCGAATATTCAACAACGACGATACAGGCAGGGAACCATACATTAATTGGATAGCTGTCGGGAAATAGGAGGTGAAACGATGAATAAAACAGTAAGCCTAAACGTAGCAACTGGCCCCTGGGAAGAAATAATCCACTATGTGCAGTATTCCACTGAAATACCGATAGCGTTTTACATATCGGACTATGAAATACCCAAAACAGCGACGGCAAGATTCTACCTGAAAAAACCGTCGGGGAAAGAGGTATATAACGAGTGCAGCATAGACGGTCAAACGGTCATATTACAGCCTACAGCGCAGACGTTCGCGGAAGCCGGCAGACAGGCAGGACAGATTCAAATCGTCATAGGGGATAAGATACTGGTTTCATATATCATACATTTCGATATCGAAAGAAACCTGATCGAAGAATCCGCTATCCCGTCAAGCGATGAGTTCGGAGTACTGGACGAACTGACCAAAAACGCGGCATCGGCAACAGCGGACGCAAAGAACGCGGCCGCGTCAGCCAACACGGCCGCCAAAGAAGCAAGCGCCGCCGCAGGAGAAGCAGATACCGCGGCAATAACGGCAGAAAAGGCGGCGACCGCCGCAACCACAGCCGCGGAAGGGGCCGATACTGCGGCCGGTTCGGCAGAAAGCGCAGCTACCGCTGCCAATATCGCGGCAAGGAGCGCGAACGCCGCAACCACAGCCGCGAATACGGCGGCAAAAAAGGCCGATAAAGCGGCAGCAGACGCGCAGGAAGTTATCGATACGGCAAATGAAAGACTGGTTCCGCAAGGAGGGACACAAAACCAAGTATTGACAAAAGGGGCGGCCGCGCCCGAATGGAAATCATTAGCGGGAAGTTTGGGGATTTTAAATTTGATGTTTCCGACTGCCATAACCGAAGGAAAGATCCCGCTTATCGGCGCAGATTACGATAAAAATGGATATATCGACGCAAAAGGTCTGAGAAAACTTATGGGACTTGGCGATACAACGGAGGCGCTGCCTATTGCAAACGGCGGAACGGGGGCGACATCGGCGGACGAAATATTGTCTAATTTGGGTATAGTTGACTACATTGCAGACTATGACGCCCAAGGCGCATGGATATCCATATTGACCCGTAAGGGAATATTGATCAACATCGCGACGATTTCATATAGTTTTTCATCGCTGACCGCATACGGCAACCTATACTATGGCGATGTAGGCAAACAATATTTTCCACATCATTTCACAAGCCTTTACGGCTGCATATGCGCGGGAGATTCGGGATTCGGCTGGTTCACCGCGCAGTCTGTAACTGAACAATATGTGAATCCGCGTATATTCGGTGCGAACGCAGGGGCAAAATCAGGGACCGCGCTTGTGGTTGCCATAGGAAGTCACACGGGAGGTTTAACATGATTCCGGAAAGTATATTGAAAAAATATAACATGAAAAATTTAGACAGCTACAAAAAAGATTTTGGGGACAACAGCGACACAGTTCGCACGTTTTACGCCACGTTTTTAAAACAAACGGATTATATATGCAACAAACTGATCGAGGGCGTAACGACCAAGGAATCGTACGCTGAAGAATTGGCCGCGAGACAATTCGCACGGGAAGAAATACGAAAATCAACTAAAATCAGCCAATAGGCTGTTTTTTATTTCAAAGAAAGTGAGGAAAATTATGAAAATGAATTGTAAAGTTTACGACGTTTTAAAATGGATCGCGCTGATAGCGCTGCCGGCAGTAGGAACGCTGTATTTTGCGCTCGCGGGGATATGGGGATTCCCATACGCAGAGGAAATAACGGGAACCATAACAGCCATCGTGACATTTTTAGGCG